CTAGCATCTGCGACAGCACCTTTAGCGGCCTGTGCTATCTGAGGCATTAGCTGAACGATCTCAGCCCTTACAGTGGATTGTATGCCTGTGGTGACGTTGATGGTTTGGTTGACTACTACACCGCCACCACCACTGCCTAACTTGTTATTTGGAATAATAGCGCCACTCTGGTTAGGGACAAACATTTCCGCGCCACGCTCGCCAACCATGTAATTCTGCCCTGCTTGTACAGAACCGCCAATAGCTCTGCCCATCCCTGTGTAGGATGAAGGGTTAGACGGTGTGGTTTTACTGCCACCGCCACCGAAGCTAGTGATAGCATCAAAAAGGGGCTTCGTAATGTAATACTGAACGAGCATTCTGATTAAACTATCAATCACACTCTTTGCCATATCCTTCATGGCAGTCGCAAAGTCTTTCGCGCCTGTTATGGCATCAGTAAAAGCATCAGTGAATTTGTCAGCGCCTTGTGTTGCGACCTTACGCAATGCTTCTTCCGCATCAGGCATAACGTCCACCCAATCCTTAAATGCTTGTCGCATGTTACTGACAGATTCGACAACTTTTGGCACCAGACCACCGCCATCACCGCCACCTGTAATGAGACTTATCAGGTCAGCTATCTCTAGTTCAAAACCGTCATAATTAATGACGTTAGACCAATCTATTGGTGCGCCTCCAGAAATATCATTCTCAATACCAGCAATTAATCCTTTCAGTTCTCCTATTCTCATAGATAGATTTAAAACAGTTACCTCTAAACCTTTCATCCCTCCTAAACCTTTGATGTTAGGAGTCTTTTGCATTATTAAATCTTGCAAGGCTTTCTTGGCAATTTCGGCCTCTTTACGAAACCCTTTTAGGTCTGTCGCGCTTGCCCATCTTTTAAATTGTGTTATTTTTTCTTTAAAGAATTGAAAACTTCTACCAACATTTGTGACGATTGTGTCTAGTGCCTTAACAACAGCAAGCGTTGCATTAAGAAATGAAATCGCCATATCTTTAGCAAACTGCTCAACACCGCCTTTCTCATCAGCAATCTTTTTAAAGAATTCAGTAAATTCCGTGGTCAGGGATTCAATAGCCGGAGCAAGTGCCGCGACAAACTGATCTTTCAGCCCCTTAGTAATGGCCTTTAATCGAGTCAGTGCATCACTCGCATCTTCTACACCTTGAGCCGCATCACTAGACATGACAACGCCTAACGCTTTGGCCTCACCAAGCAACTCAGCGAGACCCTCACGCCCTAGACTAAGTGTGTTGACTAATGCTGCACCTTCACTGTCAAACAGCTTAAACGCTAATCTAAGCCGATCAGATTCATTTTGAACATTACTAAACGCATCAGCTAGAACGAGCATTCTTTGATCAAGCGGCATATTATTTAACTGTTGCGCGTTAATCCCTAACTCTCTAATTGCACCTTTGGCCTCACCAGTTCCTTTGGCTGCTTCCGCTGTCCGTCGAGTGAAACGCTGTAACGCCATGTCCATCGTTGTTGTAGCAACGCCAGTAATGTCAGCCGCATACCGTAAAGCACTTAATGCCTCAGTGGTTGTTCCTATCTTGCTTGCCGTCTTAGCCAGTGAATCAGTGGCGTTTAATGATGATTTAATAAGAAATCCAAACCCGGCCACACCAGCAACACCAACTAACGCTGTTCGCATACTAAAGAGTGATTTAGTTAAACCCCCTAAAGCTCTGCCAACAGAGCCAAAACCTTTTTTGGTTTTATCAACCGCACTGATAATAATCTTGGTGTTTTCAGCCATCTTTCTCACTCATTAGTTGGTAATAGGCCATCCACTCGTTAAAGTGGGTGACGGACATTTGCTCTGCTTCTTCAATACTCATATGCAAGCGATCAGCCAAAGATAAAAGATTCATCCTCGATTGATCGCGCCTCAGTTTTTTGAAGCATCCTCAACCGATTCAATCTCAGCAAACATCTGATTAGCAATTTCTGAAATCACGGAAGTCTCTTCCCCCATCAGATCGATGCGATCTTCGGCAGAGGTAAATAGCTTAGAGCCTGATTCATCCATAGACTTCATGAGAATAAGGTCAATCATTGCCCCTATCGTCGTGTTTTCAAGGAACTTGGGGTGCTTTTTCTGTAGCTGATCTAAATCATAGCAACTGATCGATCCGCAATAGAGCTTAAAAGGAACGCCCTTATCATCAGACCAAGCCTCAACCACTACCTCGCGCAGTGGAATGGTTCTTCTTGATCGTAACTCCTTTGCTAGACCCATTATGAATGAGCCGCTTCGGTTACTGTTCCACCTTGAATAGTAAAGCTCGCTTCAACCATGCCGTCAAAAGATGAGGTAATCGACTTGGTTGCTACAATTCCAGTGCCTTTGTAATATTTTACAGTTGCCGCTGTACCTGATGGGCTAATTTCCCAATCTATCACCGCACCTGCATCTAAAACCAACTGCTGTGCATCAGCTTGATCCCAATACACCTCAAGGCTGACGTTGCTTTCGTCTATACCTGATTGATATGTACGCCCTGCATTGCCCATTGTTGTATTTTCTAATACCGCATTTCCTTCATCTATTGTAAAAGAACGCACCTCACCGACAACGGCTTCGTTCACGCCCGCTAATTGAAGTTTTACTACACCGCTTTGACCTGTTGCTATAGCCATGATTTTTCCTCTTTTCTAAGTTATGCCGCGAGTGTATTGATACTGAACGCGAACCGTTAAAATGACCCCACCGATGGGGTGTATAGAACCTTCGTCTATTTCGATTGAAGTGATCTGCGTGTCTAACGCAAACCCACCTCTTGTCCTGTCTACATCAAGACCCTCTTCAATAGTCTCAATGATGTTATTTCTTGCCTCGTCAATTAAAGAGGACTTTACAAAGCACACCAGTTGATAATTGATGGTTGCCATGCGTGTGCCGATTGAGCCGCCTATTGTTGAATCTTCACGATCCTCATCAGCAGTTCTCAGTAATATTGCCGGGTATTGCGCGTTAGATAACTCATCAAACTCAAAGGGCTGCCGGGTAATGTAGGCAATCCGTATCGGGCTATGCACCGCCTCAAGAACAGTAATGATGTTTTCTGCAATGCTTTCTCTTACGCTCATGTTATAAACCCTTCAAATGCTCTGCCTAATCGTTTCTTTTCCGCAATGCTAAATCCAAAGAAGGGTCTGCTTTTGTCGTTCATCGCGGCTTTCTTTGCTTCTGATGCTCTTAGAAAGAAGATAACGGCTCTGTTGCTGTTGGCTTTGACGCTCATAGAACTCATCATTTGACCTGTAAAATTAAGGTCTACATTAACCGGGGTACGGCCATTCTTGGCTCTAAAAAAAGCATAGTTCTCGCTATAGTCTTTAAATCTAGTGCCGTTAATCTGCGTTCCAGAAGCTGTCCTATCTTGGATAATACCTAAGCCAAGTTCTGCTGTTTTCAGCAGCGCCAATCTGCGCTTTGCCAGCAATTCCTTTCGCATCTTCTTTGGAATCTTTGAAACATCTCTTGGCTTAAACCTTACCTGTACGGCCAATCCACTCATCGAACTAAACGACCATCGTTGATCGGGGTACGCTCTGATTCATTAACTACCCCATCAGCATTATTATCGTATTCAATGCCGTCTTTAAACACTGCCTCGACCTCCTCGGAGTATCGCGACCTGTAAAAATCAATCATTCCCTGAAATCTGTCACCATCAACCCAATTAGTGAGTTGTGGTAGTGCATACTTCCAAAGCACCAAGTAAGCATTTGCGCGAGTCCACTGTGAGTCTGTGAGGTAAGCAGGTTTTAATTCACCACTCAAACCACGTTTCTCCCACCAATCTGCGCGAATCTTTCGCTCGATATCAGATTGTGCTTTTGCGTGTTCAAGAGAGAAGCTATCAATACCAAAACTCAAGATGTCTGGTGTGATGTCTAATAAATCTGCGTCGCTTGAAAATGCCATTTAAAACTCCAATAAAAAAGCCCCACCCCCGCAGGGATGAGGCTTGTCTTTACAACTTAACCAAGTATCAAAGCAGTATGCTCTGGCTTGATGTTTTTCACACCCCAAGCAAGGGCAACTTCATAACGCACTTTACGATAGCCCGGATACATGGCAAATTCCATAGTAAGTCCAGACCGTGGGTCAGTGATAGTGGTTACATCTACGGCCATATCACCTTCTGCTGGTCGAGCTGGGGCGCGAGCCGCGAGAACGATTGCAGATCGGTTAAACGCCATGTTACGACTAGAAGCAGCAGTCTTAGAGATTGCTTTAGTAGCCGCAGACATTGCAACGCGCAACCCG